AATGAGTATCTTTACAATACTAAAACAAATCAATATTACTAACAATTAAAAGACAAAGAGCAATGAGTACTGTAGACAAATCAAAAATTAAAGCATTTTTCTCTGACATCGAAAAAATGCTTACGGTAAATGGCGATTACATTTTAGTAGATGATAATATGGAGCTTCAAAGCTGGTGTATTTACACCGTAAAGAATGGTAAGCTCTATGATAACATATCTTTCGATATGGAGCCAAGAGCCTATAATAAAGATGATTTTAATGATCTTAAAGATTATTCAGAGGGTATGCAATTCGCTTTACTTACTAAACAATTTGAATCTTATTATCCTGATTAACAAGTAAAATAAGAGTAATGAAACATTCAGAAGAACAAATAAAAGAAATAATGTTAGCCTTATACGAACAACTTGGCAGACATAGATTTGTAGTTATGACAGGATCAAAATTTACCGGTTACATGGAGAATGAATCTGGTGACCTAGAGCAGGTTATTAAATTGAGCAAAAATAAATCTGGCGCAGATAAATTAATTATTACTTATGAAGAAGGTAAAGATACTTATTCTATGAGATTCATCAAATCCCCGAAATTAAACAAAAAGACTTTTTCTTTTTCCGAGGCCAAAGAGGTCTTCTTTTTGAGTGATATTTATGCTGAACAGTTGCAAGAAGTGTTTACACAAGTGACAGGCTTATATACTCATCTTTAAACATAAAATCGATGAAAGCAAACAATCCTAACTACAAATTCGAAATAGCATAAAATACATAAGAGCAATGAAAAAGAAAGCAGTAGAATACAGCATAACAGCAAAAAAACAAGATTTTGAGGTTGTCAAAGTTTATTCTTCTATAGACTCTGCTAATTTCGCAAGAAAGTTCTATCATGAAGATATTCTTATTTACGAAAGTGCATTCATTATATTGATGAACAAAGCCTGCAATATAACCGGGTATGCTAAAATCTCTCAAGGAGGAATATGCAGCGCATTAGCTGACAAAAGATTGATTGCCAAATATGCTATTGATACCCTCTCTACTAATGTCATATTCGTTCATAATCACCCAAGCGGTAACAAAAACCCTAGTAATGAGGATATAAAAATGACTCACTCCCTTAAAAATCTATTAGATATATTTGATATAAAATTATTAGACAGTATTATTCTAACTGAAAATGATTATCTTTCAATGAACGATGAATGCCTTATATAGTATCTAATCTGCAACCTCACACGCAATTTTCAGATTCACTGACGAAGCAATCTTTGCCATTCTCAATAGAATAACTGGATAATAACGCAAATTCACTTCCACTCGCCTTTGGTTACTTGATGATAAATCACTCATTCCCAACTATCTTGTTTTTGTATTACTTTGTCTTATTTTTATTATCCTCTTTTCTTAAAAAAAATAAAACTCGATCAATATTTTATTGAAAAGTGTATGAAATTCATATACTTTACTGTATATTTGCAAAAAGCGTATGAAGATGTACGCCACCCGACTTGTCGTAAACACCTGTTTGTCCGTTTAGGCGGAGGCACATCTGAAAGAAGATGCGAATAGTCTGCTGGCTACATTGCTACGCAGACTATTTTTTTGTTTAAACCTAAATGAAATGAACAGACAACAGCAAGTTTTCGTAAGGTTGAAACTTAAAGCGAAGGCGTTAGGGTTCAACGCTAAGGAATTGAAGGGTATCGCCGCCAAGATTGCCGATAACCTGAAATCCGCAGAAGATGCCTCAGAAGAGGATGTAAACGCAGAAATCGACGAGCAGATAGAAGCGGTTCTCCCTTACCTCACTTTCGGCCAGTCGCAAGCCAACCGTTTGCTTGACGAATGGAAGAAAAAACACCCCGAATCAGAAGAAGATGATGATGACGAAGTTGACGATGACACGTCAAAAGGCGGCTCTCGTCCAGCTGGTTCAAACAAGAAAAATCCCAACAACAAAGGAAATGAACAAGACGAAGAACCCGCATGGTTTAAGTCTTTCAGAGAACAACAGGAAGCCCGTTTTGCCGCATTGGAAGGTGAAAAAGTTTCTAACTTGCGTAAGGCCAAACTTGAAGCCCTGCTGAAAGACACTGGAACATTCGGTTCACGTACCTTGAAAAGCTTCTCTAAGATGAGCTTTGAAAGTGACGACGATTTCGAGGAGTTCTATTCAGATGTTGAGGAAGACCTGAAGAATTACAATCAAGAGCGTGCAGATGCAGGTTTGGCAACATTGGCAACCCCTCCTGCTGCCGGAAGTAAAGGTTCGGGTAAACAAGACGAAGTATTAACCGACAAAGAAGTTGAAGATTTAGTCAACACTTTCTAAGTCAAAAAAGAAATTGTAACAATGGGTGCAACAGCAAATTTATCAAGCGAAATGGAAGTTCTCAATGCCGGAATGGATTCTGTCGTAATCCGGCATTATGTAGCTGGCATTATCGGAGGTCGTACTCTTGACGTATCAAATTATAACCTTCCGGTTATTAAAGCCGGGCACGTTGTTATTCGTGATCCGTCAACAGACACGTACAAACCTATGCCCGTAAAATCATCTGGCGATGGATACGACTCACTTCCCGGTTCTCATGAATATGTAGGAGTAGTTGTATGTACAAAACCAACTAGTGAACCATTGGTTGGTATTATGTATAGTGGCGAAGTCAATGATTTGGCGAGTCCATACCCCATAGACGACATAAAAGCGGCTATGAAAACGGCATTGCCAACTCTTGTATTCTTACACGATTAATGTAGAAAGGAGGTAAAAAATGAAAGAATCACTATTTATTGAATACATCAGAAAGATTTTCCCGAAACTTCAAACCATCATCGAGAGAATCAATGGTAAGCGAGGCAATCAGCTTACATATCTTCACAAGACAATGCTTCGCAAAGAATATTCCGCAGACCAAAAGTGGGAAAGTGCATCAGTTAACACAACTTATGTTGCGGCCGACATGGTAGCAATGGACTCACCTCTCCCTCCCAAGATGAGAGACTCCATTGCTCACGCAAATGGTACATTGCCAAAGGTCGGAATGAAAAAAATTCTTCGTGAGACTCAGATCAACACAATCAACATCATGAAAGCTCAAGGAGCTGCGTTCACTAATATAGCTAACAAGCTAACCAACGATGCGGTAGCTTGCTCTGTTGGTATCGATGAAAAGAACGAAGCAAACTTTTTAACTGCTTTATCTGATGGAGTTGTAATCGTTGAAGATGAAAACAATACAGGAACTGGATTGCGCATAAATTTCAACTATTTACCGCAAAATAGCTTTGGTGTAGAAACAGCTGGAACTATTTCTTCTGATGACATAAAGCGTGTTATTGCAAAAGCTGACGCAGATGGTAACTCAATTACAACGATAGCAATCTCGTTATCGACTTACAATAAAATGAGACAAGAACAATGGGCAAAAGAATTGGTTGCCAACTATCGAGGTCAGACATTCGACAGCAACACTAAGTTACCTGTTCCTACTGCTACATTGTTTGACGAAGCATTTGCCGATGACAACAACGGAATTACATTCTTAAAGATTGACCGTACAGTCATTTCTGAGAAAAATGGTAAACGCATTCCGTACAAACCGTGGAATGCGAACAAACTAATATTCCTTACTACACAAGAAGTTGGCGCATTGGTTTGGGGCACACTTGCAGAAGTTACTAATCCCGTAGCAGGAGTAATTTATTCCACGGTAGATGAATACAAACTTATCAGCAAGTATTCTAAAAATGATCCTTTGCAGGAATTTACAAGTGGTCAAGCATTAGTTCTCCCTGTTATTGAAAACGTAGACCAAATCTACTCTCTTGACATCTCAGAGGCTCAAACGATTGACACTACCGAAGAGGGAAAAGATTCTACCGATAAGAACATCACCATTTGGGGACAAGCTTACATAAAAGCAAACTTCGTCGCAGAGTTCAATAAAATAACCGGTAAAAACTTATCGACGACTATTCCAGACGATAAGTTAATTGCTGCTGTAAACAAATTGAATGATGCCGATGAAGCTAAGCTCAAAAAAGCTGTTGAATCATATAAAACAACAAATGGAGATAGTTAAGCCATGAAGACAATTCAGCAAGCTCTTATAGACGAAATACATTACCCTATTCCAGAAGGTTTTGTAGAGAATGTGATGATAAAACGCAAACTCAATCCAGTTGGTGATTGCGATTCAGATACAATGAACTCAAAGGAGTATATGGGAGCTTTGGCTGATTGTCTTTGGTCTTTAGTTCAGGCTATCAATTTTTCTGAAGCAGACAAGTCTTTCGGTTCTTTATCAGATAAAGACAAAGAACGTATTCTGTTACGTGTTAACTCAATCTATAATGCCATTGGTGAACCTTCGGTAGAGTTGGAGGCAAAGCCAATGGTATATATAGGTGACTGCCTTTTGTAATATGTCAGTAATAAGACTATATCCACACAGATTGCAGTACCTCGTATCAAAAGATGGTTACGAGGATAGCAATGGTGATTATCATGAAGGAGAAACTAACTGGGAAGGCTGTATTGAATGCGACGCAGTTCCTGCTGGTAAAGCCTCTGAAAAAGAGTTTGACGATGGTATTGTAAGAAGCTATTCATATACAGTTTATCTACGTTCAAATTGTCGAACATTCATGATCGGTGACAGGATTAAGATACATCTGCTTGAAGGAATTGAAAGGGAGTTTAGTGTGAAAGGTTTCCATCGCTACCAGAAACAATGTAAACTATGGGTATAAGAATGACCACCAAGCTAAGCGAAGTGCATGACATGCTCATGAGAGAAGCAGAGCGTGTCGAGCGTCTTACTATTCGTGCTTTATCCAAACTTGGCGAACAATGCGTTACAAAAATTCGTGATAGAGCAGGTGATAAAAGTTGGTACGACCAAACAGGCAACTTGCGTAGTTCGGTTGGATATGTGATTGCTCATAATAAGAACATCATTCAATACTCAACTTTCAACCAAGTGAATCAAGGTTCAGAAGGTGTAAAAACAGGTAAAGACTTAGCGAAAGAACTTGCTAAAAGATATTCTAATAACTATGTACTTATCGTAGTCGCCGGAATGAACTATGCTGAATTTGTAGAAGCGATGGATAATAAAGACGTACTTGCATCAACCGAACTTTGGGCAAGAGAACAAGTTCCATTGATGCTTGAAAAACTTAAAAGACAGATTGCGAAATAATGAAATCCGATATTGAAATAGCTAAGTTCGTTTATCACAAAATTAAAGGTACAGAACTCGAACGTAATGTCTCCGGTAAATTGAGTGACAGAGGAAGGCCCAACAAATCTGATAAAGAAGATATAGTCATATCTGTTCTTGCAAATGAAGGTTGCGGGCAAATACAACGAGCCTATGTGAATGTCAATATATATGTCAAAGACTTATGGGACTCTGAAACCAAAACATGGGAAAAAGATTCAATCCGAATTCGTGAATTATGCGAACTATCGAAGTTTTTATTCTCTATACGAAAAGACGAATATCATACGGTTCCATCACAATGCAGTCAAAAAACTGATTCAACAGGAGTTTCATTTGAAGACGGACATACAGAGCATTTCATTAATAACAAACTGTACATAGAGATAAATAACGAATAAATTTTTAATATAAATTAGGTATATCATGGCAGTAATAGGATGGGGTAAGCCCCGTGTATTTATAAAAGATTTGGATGCTTCTGCTCCTAAATGGGAGGAATTACCTACCCCTGTGGAAGATTCTACACAGTTGACAACAACAAAAGGAGATAAACAAGAAGCAAAAATCGAAGGAGGCGAAAATGAGGATGTAAAGTATGGAAAGAATACCTATGCTTTGGCATTGAACATTCGTGCCGCAAAAGGACGTAAGCGTCCTGTAAGTGATAGCGATGGTGTTGTTGCACACAATTATGCTGTTGTTGTTCAACCGGAAGACCCAGAAGTTCAAGGTTTCTGCATGGAGAAAACGACAGTTTCCGTTGAAGACACTTTTACTTCTGCTGACGGTGGTGTTTGGGCATACACTTTTGATGCGTTGAAAGCAGCCGCCGATAAAAAACAAATTCAGTGGGGTAAAATCATCGTGACGGAATCCGGTGGAAACATCAGTAAAATTGACTGCGATCCTGAAGATGAGTCTGGAGACGGTGATAAATTCGAAGTAGCTCCTAATCCAAGTGGTGGTGGATAATTCAATAGGTTGTAGATAGAGCCAAACGTGGGGGCTTCGTACCCACGTGTTCTGCGTATCTAGTGTAACGGTAGCACATATACACTCCATGTATAAAGTTGTGGTTCGACCCCACAGTTGCGCTCAATATAATTTATTTTGCATGGACAAAGAAGGGAAAATAATAGAAATGGATATTGCAGATACTATCATGGAAAGACCTTATGAGTTCCATATAGGAGAAATGCAATTCTACTTATACCCTGCCACATTGGGTAAAATATACCTTTTATCACGTCTTACCGAAAATTTAGAAATAAATAAAGACTTCCTTTCTATAAATCCATATATGGAAGCATTACGATTATGCGATTCCAAAAGAGATATTATATGCAAAATATTGTCTTACCATACATTCGATAAAAAGGAAGAATTATTCAATAGCCACCTAATAAATGAAAGACGAAAGCTATTTGAAGACAACCTATCGAATGAAGAACTTGCTCAACTATTCATAATAGTGTTATCAAAGGATAACATTGACCAGTTTATTCAACACTTTAAGATTGATATTGAGAAAAAAGAACAAGAAAAAATATCAAGAATCAAGAAAAAGAAGTGTAACACTATAACTTTTGGAGGTAAAAGTATTTATGGTACTTTGATAGATATAGCCTGCGAACGCTATGGCTGGACTATGGACTATGTTGTATGGGGTATTAGTTATGCCAACCTGCATATGTTACTTAATGATTACATAACATCTATATACCTTACTGACGACGAGATAAAAAAATATCATATATCTACGGACCGAACATTTATAAACGGGGACGATCCTAAAAATATAGATAAAATAAAAGGCATGAAGTGGGATTAAAAGTAATAGTCAAGACTTACTTGTTCTTACTCATCTATAAGCTTTACCTATTCTTTCCCCCTTTACCGCTCCGTTTAACCAAGTCGATTTATCTATATCTACTACGAAACAGCCTTTTATTTGAATACCTGCATTTAATGCTTGTTCAAGGTAAGACTGAGCAAAATAATCAAAATTGGGATTGTTTATTGGTCGTACCCCTATGACTAAAAATCCTGCATCTGTTATTGTTGCTTTGTATATTCCAACGGACAAACCAATTATGGACTCGCAAAATGATTCTCCGTCCATTCGTACCTCTCGGCGAAATTGCAGCTCTTTCTTGTATAACAGATCTGTTATTTTGGTGTTTGAGAAGACCATGATTAATCCATATAAGCTATAGTCGGTGGCGTATAGTGAAATTTCATACGGATATTTCTTGTAGTCAAATTCGTATTTCCCTGATATGCCATCGTGTTCTTTCTTATACGAAGCAAGGTTTATTTTTTGAGATTTGAAGAAGTCAATAGCAGCCAAATAATGTTTTTTCCCATCTCCTTGTTTGCCAATTCCATTCCGCCTTACATCGACTTCATACAACGAATCATTGTAGAATCTCAATGAAGCGGACAATGCTATTTCTTCATCATCATGTAAAAACTTATACGAGAACCCGTTTCTCTCTTCACAGTATAGTTCAACAATCCCAGCTCTTGCAAGCGAATCGACAATAGTATGAGCCTCGTGTTCCGTCATGTTATATTCGAGTCCGAACGGTAGGTCTTTGGTATAATCAGTAGGATATTTATCTGTACAAGAATGGAATGAATAAATACATGTAAATATTAAGATGTAGAATATACGCTTCATAATTAATACTTATTTACCATCTTGAAAATATTATTTATCAGCACATTTTTTCGCCAAATCCAGACCCTCTTTAAGACCATCGGCATAATTAAAAATATCATCGATAGTCTCAATGTCAATCCATTCATTCGTCTTGTAGTTATCCTTTGGCAAGCATATTTTTTTACTCCGTTTCCCTATATAAATGCGGCAAATCCACCACCATGTACTACCATCTATGTTCACGGAAAAATAAGTCTTGTAGTCGTTATATTGAATACGAGATACATCTACATACTGCCTCAATATACTGCGCACAATGTTATAGGCATCTATCTCCTCTTGTGTAGTAACTATACCTTTTTCTCGGTCTTGAAATACTACACCATCGGGAAGTTTTTCTTCGTTTATTTCGTCCGACTGTTGATTTCCATTCTCAACCTCCTGTGGCATTTGCTTTTCCTCCTTATTCTCATTCTTCATAGCCACATTCAAACGGTCGGATATAATATCGTTAATCACCGAAGCAATGGATTTCTTAACAATCGGTCTATATTGGTCCACAAGTTTTGCCGTATATTTCCCATCATTAAGATTACGGACAAAATAACGTGTAAATTCATCGTCCGGCATTTGGAAATTACGATTAAGCATTTCTTTTACTTGTATCGTGATTTGTAACTCTTGTGCCGTACTCAATATATCTTGCTCATTATAATAAGACTTATGAAACTTTTTTAGTTGCTCAATATCGTTGTCCGATAAATCAAGCATATTCACCACAAGGAACGGCTTTTCGTCCATTATGTTCACCTTCTCTAAATCTGTATAAAAGCGATATTCTATTCCATTCGTCAAGACCCCAAACCTAGCCTTTGAAGCGACAAAATATCTTTGTAACTGAGTGTCATGTAAATTCAAGTTTTGTTTACAATGCTTGCATTCTATAAGTAGTATAGGATTTTCGTCCTTCATTATGGCATAGTCTATTTTTTCGCCTTTCCTCTTAACTAAGTCACAATCCATTTCCGGTACAACCTCAAAGGGATTGAATACATCATATCCCAATGCTGCTATCACAGGCATTACAAAAGAGGTTTTTGTCGCTTCTTCCGTTGCTATGCTATCCTTCTGTTTAGCAATTTTCTCTACAATCTGTTGAATTGTATCTTTGAAATCCATATCTTATGCTGTTAAGATTGTTTCGTCAAAAGTATAATACAATAATCATTTATTAAAATATTTATACTCACACATTAGTTAAACTTTATTAACTCTATTCTATTTTATCAAAAGTATATGAATTTCATACACTTTTGTATATTTGCAAATGATGTGATGTTACATCTACCCCCTTTAATCGAAAAGACTCATGGCCGGACTTCATTTTGATATAACAGGCGACAATTCTAATTTTCTTCGTAAACTACGAGAAGTAGAAACCGGAGTAACCAATACTTCTAAGGAAATAGAAAAAAATGGATTGGGCATAGAAGATATGTTCAACAAAATGACGAAAGCAGCTGCAGCTTTTGGGGCTGGCTTTACAGCAAAAGAACTTATCCAAAATATTATACAAGTAAGAGGTGAATTTCAACAATTAGAGGTCGCCTTTACCACTATGCTTGGAAGTAGTGAAAAGGCAAACGTCCTTATGGCTCAGCTCACAGAAACAGCCGCCAAAACTCCATTCGATCTACAAGGTGTTGCCAATGGAGCTCGTCAATTACTGGCTTACGGTACTTCTGCCGAAGATGTTAACGAGACTCTTATACGATTAGGGAACATTGCAGCCGGACTTTCACAACCTTTGGGCGACTTAGTATATCTCTATGGTACAACTATGACACAAGGTCGACTTTATACACAGGACCTAAACCAATTCACTGGACGAGGTATTCCAATGATAAAAGAACTTGCCAAAGAATTTGGAGTAGCTGAAAGTGAAATCAAAGGAATGGTAGAAGCTGGTATGATAGGGTTCCCAGAGGTTCAGAAAGTCATACAGAACCTTACCAACGAGGGTGGTATGTTCTTTAACTTAATGCAAGAACAAAGCAAAACCATTACCGGACAGATTTCTAACATAGGAGATAGTTTCTCGATGATGTTGAACGACATCGGCAAAGCGAATGAAGGTATTATCAATGATGCATTATCCAGCGTCTCTTATTTGATAGAAAACTATGAAAAAGTAGGAAAAATACTAATTGAATTGGTCGGTACATACGGAGCATACAGAACTGCGCTCATTACTATTTCCGCCATTGAGAATTTGCGCTATCAAGCCACTCTTGCTCACATGGCAGGATTGACAAAGATGCAAGCTATTATTACCGTTCTGAAAACGAAAACGGATGCTCTAAATGTAGCAATGGCAAAAAATCCATATGTTGCAGTAGCAGCGGCAATAGCAGCACTAGGTTTAGGTATTTATAAATTAGTTACATATCAAACAGAAGCAGAAAAGGCACAGGAAAGGCTGAATGCTGCGGAAAAAGAATCTGAGAAAGCATCCTTATCTGAGCAAAGGGAACTTGCTAAGCTCAAGGGAGAATTATCTGCATTAAAAGAAGGTACAAATGAATATAATACCGTCAAAGAAAAAATTGTTGCAGGGTATAGCAAGTATTATGAAGGTCTAGAAGAAGAAATCAATAAAGTTGGACTCACGGAAGAAGCATATAAAAAACTCACAGATGCAATCACGCATTCTTACGGGGCAAGACAATACCAGCAATTCAAGTCGCAGCAGGAAGATTGGTTGGACAACATAATGTCCGATAATCTCGGAAAGATACAAGACCGCCTATATAGCGAGTTAGGAGATAAAGAAGGTGCGAAACTCTATTCACAAATCTACCATGCCATATTGGAACAAAGAGATTTGGATGCTGAGATCCAAGACAAACTAAATGAAATACAAGACAAAGGTACGATTTTTGCGGATTCACGTATTGATACATATATCTCCAATATCCGAGAAGCGCAAAAAATAACAGAGGATTTAGATGAAAAAGCGCGTGAAAAGTTTGGCGTTACAAGTATAAATACCTCTCAACAGGCAG